GCCATTTAAACGCTTCCTCTTTTTTGGCTTGAGTTATTGTTGCGCTGTAATTTGTTTTTACTTCTACAGATGAACCATCTTGTAGTTTTAGATAAGATAAACCCATTTCAGATAACATCGTAGGTATCACTTCACCTGATATATGTTCTAAATGTTTTTTCTTTTGTTTGATTTGTTCTTCATCCAGTTCTATTGCTTTCTGGACGGCTTGCATTTCTTTTATTTTATCTGCAAGTTTATTAATATTGGTTGTTCTATCCAACACTTCTGTCTGATCTTTTTCAAAATCAATCGTCATTCTTTGCTCCTGTTCCGTACAAATCAATCTCTATTGGATAGTATCTTTTCTCTTGTCTATCCCACTTTAAGAGATTGTATCTGCCATTTGTTATATCTGATACCAAACTGCAGACAACACCTATTATAGCAGGATCTCCTGTTAATAACAAGTAGTCTGTCGGTTTGAAATCTTTTATTAAGTTTTTTAATTTAAAAATAAGTGGACCAGGTGAAAAAATCATTTGTGATCTTTCATCCAATAAAAATTTTAACTTACCATATTCTGCTGCACCCATAATATTAAATTTAGGACGGCCTTCTCTTGTGCCTGCAATTTCTTGCACAACATAAACAGTAGGTATACTTCTTTTTATATCTTTGTAATCCATACTTTCTTTTACTTTCATGCTTGACTTATTAGTATAATCCTATATAGATGTCAATAGAAAGATGAAATATAAATTTAAGTTAAAGCCGTATGCACACCAACTCACTGCGTTGGAAAAATCTTGGAACAGAGATACGTTTGCATATTTTATGGAAATGGGTACCGGCAAAACAAAGGTACTAATAGATAACTTATCAATGCTTTACGATAAAGGTAAAGTAGATGGCGCGTTAATAGTTGCACCCAAAGGTGTAGTGGGTACTTGGTACAATCAAGAGTTGCCTGCACATTTACCTGATCATATAGAAAATGTGACAGTATTGTGGCAAGCTAATATAAATAAAAAACAACAAGATAAATTAGATCAACTGTTCAAAACAGGTCATGAACTACACATACTTGTGATGAACGTAGAAGCTTTTAGTACAGACAAAGGTAGGTTGTTTGCAGCTAAATTTTTAAGATCACATAAATCATTAATGGCTATTGATGAGTCTACAACAATAAAAAATCCAAAAGCAAAAAGAACAAAAAACATTTTATCATTATCACCCCTGTGCAAATACAGACGGGTGATGACAGGATCTCCTGTAACTAAAAACCCTCTAGATTTATATACACAATGTCAGTTTCTAGACATACACCACCTTGGGCATGAGTCTTACTATTCTTTCAGAAACCGTTATGCTTTAATGAAGAGTGCTAATATATCTGGTCGATCTATTAATTTAGTTGTGGGCTATCAGAACTTAGGTGAATTATCGGATAAACTAAAACCTTTTTCATACAGAGTATTAAAAGAAGATTGTTTAGATTTACCAGACAAGATCTATATGAAACGAGAGATACAACTTACAGATGAACAGAAGAAACTATACAAACAGATGAGGCAAGAAGCTTTGGCTACATTAAATGGTAAGACAGTTACAACTATGACAGCTCTTACACAGTTAATGAGATTACATCAAATAACTTGTGGTCATTTCTCTGCTGATGATGGAACAATACAAGAAGTTAAAAACAACAGACTATCAGAACTACTAGATGTATTAGAAGAAGTAGAAGGTAAAGCTATTATATGGGCACACTATCAACACGATGTCATGAACATATTTAAGTTGTTAGAGGAGAAGTATGGTCCGGGTTCCGCGGTCCACTACTATGGAAAGACGTTGCCTGAACAAAGGGACTATGCAATCAAGAACTTTAAGAACAATGACAAAGTAAGATTCTTTATAGGCACACCGCAGACTGGTGGTTATGGTATTACGTTAACACAAGCTAGCACTGTAATTTACTATTCTAATGGATATGATCTTGAAAAAAGAATGCAATCAGAAGACAGAGCACACAGAATAGGGCAAAAGAAAACAGTGACATATGTTGATATTATAGCAGAAGATACTGTAGACACAAAGATCGTAAAAGCACTTCGTAAAAAAATTGACATCGCCTCAAAAGTTATGGGCGAAGAGTTGAGAGACTGGATTTAAGTTATAAATCTTTCTAATAAAAGTATGGCTACGGTCCCCACCGCAGCTAAAAGAACCCAATAGATTTTGTCTATCTTGCCACCCAATTCGTGAATACCTTTGTGCATATGATGAATGTTCTTCTTAACACCTGATATGTGTCCATACAGGGATACAATATGTTCTCTAGTAGTTTTAGGTTCAATAGCCATTATGTTGTTCTTTGCCTTATAAGTTTTTCTTCTGGAGACAATAAAGCCTCCTCTGTTCTTGTCAACCCACTTTGTGGTAACACGTCCGCTCTTGGTGGCTGTGCAATTACGTTTCCAGTTTGAGGTAATTGTGGTGCTGCAATAGGTGCAGGAGCGTCATCTAGTAAAAAATCTCCTGGTTGGATAAAGTTATCAAAATTAAAATCTAATCTTAAGTTTCTGAAGGTAAAGCCTAACTGTCGTAATGTGGGTAAAGCAATCCTGAAAGGGTTAGGTTCACCTATACTTGTAGCTATTTCATTAAACCTAGCTTGTATATCTTCTGATGGGAAGTATGGCTTAAACACACCTTTGTTTAGAGAGTTGTAAGTATCAGTTGAAAGTTGTCTTTCCTTAAATTCTTTTTTAAGATTACCTGTTGATACACCTAGTAATTGTGCTGCTTTCAAATCTCTGTACATTTCTTTTTGCACGTTAAATCTTGATCTGTTACTAGCGATAAATCTTTCAATAACATCATTCGGTGTTTTCTTACCACCAGATAACACACCAAAAGCACCACCTGTAAACTCTCTTCTAGCATTACGAATACCAGCTTGATAGTTTGTAATTTTAAAACCCATAGATTCTAGTGGTTTAATATCTACACCTCTAAAACCAAAGAAACCTGCCACCTCTGGTAATACTCTATACTCTTCTCCTCGTTTACCAACACCAAGAAAAGGACCTACAGTATCTGTTGCACCTAAACCTATTCTTACAAATTGTTTGTATGAAGGTGCTAACGCTGTAGCTAAATGTCTAATTTGTATTGCCAATTTATCTCCAGCTGCTGTTTGGTCCGTGTACAGTTGTCTACCGTCCTGTGTTCTACCACCTCTAAACCAGATGTCGTTCATAGCTTCCGTAAAAATAGACTCTGATATAAAAGGGTCTGATATTTCACCGAAGGCTTCTATGCTACCTCTAGCAAAACTGTCCATTAAAGATTTTTCATTCTCTTCACCTTTTTGTATATTGTTTAGTAGTGTAACAAACGGTCTAGCTAACGTGTCATAAGCGTTACCATGACTAAAATCTACGTACATTAAATCACCATTTTCTTTTCTAATAGGTACAATCGTAGAGTTCTGTGACCACTCCGGTAAGAATCTTCTCATGGCTTTTAATTCATCTTCTGTGATGTCGTATAAAGCTCTAGCACCTTCTGCCACCGCGGTTGGCACTACCACTGTGGTTGTGGCCATACCAGCTATTCTTTTTAAACCAATACCTTTTAATGGGTTTGTACTACTAAAATAATTTAAACTACCTGTTACAGGATCTTTTATTTCTTTTAGCGCACGCTCTACTATGTTTGTAGATGTTCTTAATATTTCAGACGGGAAAGACATAAAGTTACCAAATGGTAATACCCTTAATGCTCTAACTGTATCAGACACGTACGCATAGTTTGGCACTGTGTTTCTAACAATATCTGCTGCTTCCTCTTTTATTTGTTGTGTTGTTCTAGATGTTCCATATGCTTTAGCAAGACGTTTTCTTTCAATAGCATAGTTATATATTTTAAATAAATCGTCCTCTGCTACGTACAAGTCTTGGAAAAACTTTTGACCTTTTTTTAATTTGTTTAACATAGGTCGTAAAAAATTATCTGTGTTTAACATACCCTCACCAAACTTAACATCTCTTAACAAATTCATAAGATCTCCTATTTGAACCTGTGAGTTTACAACACCAAGTTCTAATAGTTCTTGATAAGCTTTGTTAGCTGCCTCACCTCTTGTACCCACCTGTAAAGCACTAAAAGATTCTTCAAAGGCTTCTTTAATTAACGCAGGATTTTCAAATAATGTTCCGTTTGCACCAGCAAAAGCACCGGCACTAAATACGTTACGTAAGTGTGTGGGTATAGATAAAACTGTTTTAGCTATTTGTGATAAACCTTTTGGAAATAAAATCATGTTTCTGTATCCCCACGTTACTATCTTTTCTGGTAAAGATGCTCCTTGTCTTTCACCTCTAAAGAAAGCACTAACATTGTTAGAATTACCGATACCCTCAGCTATATCTTTTGTTGTAAAAGAACCTTTGAGTGGGTTGATGACACCAGGTGTATCTTTTAAATAGTCGTCTAATAAAACTATTTCTTGATTAGGTAATTCTTTTATCGCATCGTTTTTATTACTATAAAAAAATCTTCTTTCACCTTTTGGTATTGCATTGTTTGCTCTTAATAAATCACCAAAGAATTGTGTCTTCCTTGCCATTGCAGATAGCTTTGTCATGGCATTAAATACTGAGTATCTTGGGTCTTGTATCTCACCAAATAATTCTCTAAATACTTTACTACCTCTACCAATAACTTTTGGCACATTTGGATCTGCACCAGCAAATTTACCTTTGGTTACTGTTCTTGCAAAAGTTTTTAATACATCAGGTGTTTCTGCTCCTGCAGTAAGGTTAACATATTTAAATGCAGGTAGCTGTCCCTTTGGTTTTGTTTTAGGCACACTATCTAACACAGCGGCCACCATAGCTCGACCTTCTTGTTCTGAAATTTCATTTACAGTTTTATTGTTTCTTTGTGTAAATCTAGAGTATCTTTGAAATAATCTTACGGCTCTATTTATAGCCTCATCCGTAGGTTCATAGTTTGCAAAAGGTAAAATAGATTTTTCATTAAATATTTTATATGTGTTACCAAGATATTGTTTTACTCTGTTACCCATTATATCTTCTAATTCTTGCACATTAGTTTTTACTTGTCCTGGTGCACTACCTTTTTTCGTAAAGTCTAGAAGTTCTACAAAAGCAGCTCTTGAATTTGTTATGGCATTATACATTTTATCTATTTTTTCTTTGGACACTTTTTTATCTTGCATTATTTTTGTTACTTTGTTCCAAGAAGTTTGATCTATTTTATTTCTTAAATTACCTTTAAATAAAGCTTCATCTAATTCTGCAAGAAACAAATCTTTTTCTTTCTGTACTGACTTATCAAAAACTCTTTGTGTTGTAGGAAACATCTCATCTATCTGTAGTGTCATGTAGTTAGAAAGAGATTCAGCTTTTTTTGCGTCTCCCATCTTTCTACCCATCTGTTTCATCTTAGCTTCAAATACTTCTTGTGGCTTTCTACCTCTAGCTCTAAATGCACCGCCAACTTTATCTACAAGTCTTAAAAATCTATTTTCACTGTATGCTAAATCTTTACCGCGTAGTGCAAGTTCTTTCGCACCTTTACCCACACCATAAACAAACGGTGTGATTAAAACACCTTCTGATGAAAACCTAACTCTGTTTAATAATTTACGAAGAGCTTCTCCTCTATTTGTAGCTTCTGGTTCTCTATCTACTGCTGTTGGACCACCGAGTAAGTCTCCAAATGTTCCTATCTTTTCTATATCAGCAACAAAAGCTTCACCTGCTGCACCACCCATAACACCGGCAGCAAATCTTTTAAAACCTGCTTTTTTATTTAAGTCTGTAGTTTTTTGTAAAGTTTTTTGTAAGTTAGGATTTTTTAAATCTAATAACGTTCCTGCTTTTTTAGCTTTTAAAGCTTTATCAGCTATCTTTTGACCTAGTTTAAAACCAACACCGCCGGGTATACCTATTTGTGTGAACGCTTCTGTAAGTTTACCTATAGCTCTTTCTTCTGCTACTTCTTCAAATGGATTAAGTTTGTCAAAAAATTCTTCTACGTTAGCAGCTGTGTCTGTATCTGCACCGAGATCAAATAGTTCTGCAGCTAGAGAGAAGACACCCTCTGGAACTTTAATTAAACCTGATAGTATTCCTGCTGCTCCTGCTACAAAAAAATTACGTTTATTATTTTTTTCAGCATCTGAGAGAGGATCATAGTATTTGACCATTTATCCTCCTACGCTTGTGGTTCTTCTATATCAAAAGCTTCTTGCGGCTCTATTTTTTTGAATATATTTTCTTTTGGCTGTGCTTTGTATGTTGGAAAGCCTGTAAACTCTTCTTCTTCCGCAGCAGCGCCTTCTTCTCCTGGTAAATCGTTTCCGTCTGCATCTACCTCTGCTAATTTAATTCTGTTGTTCTTTTCTTTTTCTACTCTTACAAACTTAGTTACATCTCCTGTTAAGGGGCTGTACAAAGCAAATATAGTTCCGGCATCAGGATTTAAAGCTTGTAATGTTTTTACAATGTTTTGACCGTCTGGCACAATTTGACCAGGTGCATTAATAATAGTAGACGTGTCTAAGACTGTTTGTAATTTACTTGCAACTACAGGGTTTCCTGCGTCTGGAAAGTTTTGCATAGCTATGTCATTTTTTGATTTCATCCCAGCTATATCTTTTTGAGCTTCTAGTTGTTTTTCTAATTTTTCCATTTCAAAGGCTTGTTCTCTTTCTTGACCTAATAATGCTGCCATAATTTCTCTTCTATTTGCAGCTGAAGCTGCTCTTCCTGCTTGATATCTAGCAAAAGGATCTCTGGCTGCTACAGCGGCCGTTTGAAAAATATTACCTTGTGATGGATTTGCTAAAATATTTAAACCAAACGATGTTAAAAAATCTGATCTACCTGATGTAGGCGCAGGGGCTTTTTCATCTAATTCTTTTAAAATTTGTTCTACTCTATCACCGTTTTGATAACGCTGTCTCATACCGTCCATAATACCAGAGTTTTCAGTGCTACCGCCCATTCTAAACATTGGTCTTTTTAAAGTTCTACTCATTAGTTTTTCTTCCCAAATAGTCCACCTATTGTTGAAGCAACTCCAAGAGCTGTTTCAAGACGAGATAGGTTAGGTGTTTGTGTTACTTGGCTAGAACCAGGGTATCCAGATATTAATTGTGCGATACCTCTGCCGTAAGTATCTAATCTAGTTTGTGGTTCAAAAGCTTGTAATCTATTGGCTTCTTGTTGCGCATCTAAGACTCTTTGTTGTTGCAATTGTTGAGCGGCGCCCACCTGACCCAATGATGCAATGTCTGCTCTTTGTAAAGATGGAAGAGCACCAGCTAATCCTGTTTGTGCTTCAAAGATACCAAATCTGTTTGAAAAATCTTGTTGTCTTGCAGCTTGTGCTTGACCAAAACCTTGTTGTAATAATTGCGCTTGTAATGCAGCTCTTTCTCTGTCTGCTCCCGCACCGTATTCAGCAAGTTGTACACCTGCTCTACCTGCACCAAGAACACCTAATTGTGCTTGTTGATCTCTTAAAGATTGTTCTTGTATAGCTCTGTTTCTATCAAACTCTGCAAGTGTTGTATCAATAACAGATGATTGATATGGTGACATGAAATCTGAAATAGTTCCTGCACCTGTTCCTGCTCCAGAACCTAACATACCTTGTGCACCTGCTAATGTTGTTTGTGCTTGTTGTAAAAAGGGTTGATAAGATCCTACACCTTGTTGTGCTAATGATACAGCTTGTGTTTGTAGTGGATCTTGCGCTGCAACTTGCGGTGCAAATCTAGACGTATCTAATGGTACAGCTGTTAGTCCAGCTAATTGTGTACCATAATCTTTTGATAAATCTTGTATAAAAGCTGGTGCCTGTGTTATCTGTCTTGTTGTTGCCATTACGCTACCCTGTCCTCTAGTTTTTTCATTGTTGCGTACATTTTGTCAGCGCCTTTGTCAACGTTTCCGCCGCCTGCTGCTCTTACTGCATCTGCAGTAAATACAAATTCGTTTTTAGATAGTCTTGCTGGTACATCGTCGGCTTTTTCTGCTCTACCCATTGGTACAAAACCACCGCCTCTTAAATCCATTTCCATACCACCCATGTCCATCATGCCACCTTCAGCCATACCATCTGACATATTCATATAAATTTCTCTAGCTTTTTTAGCAGCTTCATCAGGACTCATACCTGCATCTATTAAATCAAAATAGATTTGTTCTAATGTATTTTCTTGACCTGGTTCCATAGATATTTTTTTAGGTTTAGCTCTCATGATACCACCATCTTTAGCTTCAGGTAAATTTTCTATCATTCTTTTTCTTTCCATGTATTTTTTAAAGTCTTCTAGTATTTGGTCATGTAACATGTTTTTATCCATGTTCATCTTATCTTGTAAAAATTGTTCAAAGTCTTTTTGATCACCCATGATACCACCATCTTGAGCTGGTTCTCTTTCTTGTGTAAAGTCTGCAGGTGCGTTAGCTGCATACGTTGCTGCCATTTCTGCTGGTGTAAATTTTCTAGCTTCTACATCCGGTGAAAATCTTAAACCAATAGCTGAAGCTGTCTTTGGATCTGATATATTTGCAAGTTTACCAATATCAGCTAAGTTTAATCCTACGTCCTGACCCGTGTACAATGGGTCTTCTTCATCTTTTGTAAATGCACCAGCTAATAATCCTGAACCAAGTGCTAATGCTTGTGGTGTCATTAATAAACCTGCGAGAGTTTTATCTGTTCCTAATATGGGTGCCGTTGCAATGTCTGCGGCTTTTTTAAAAAAACCGCCTTTATCATCGTCTGCACGATTTGATGTTGGAAAAAACGGCGGTGTGCCGTATACATTACCTTTGGTTCCAAATTCGTCTAATCTATTTCCTACTTTTGATTTGATCTGACCTGTTCTTTTTAATTGTTCTATCTCTGTATCTACTGGTGAACTACCACCACCTAGACCTTTAAATATATTTCCTAAAAATCCACTAACATTTTTACCACCACCTATTTTTTTACCACCACCTATAGGTATACCAAACTGATCTACAGCAAGAGCTGTCGCAGCTAATCCTGCAGGGCTTTTTACAACTTTCTTAATAGGGTCCATAATTTTCTTTTGAAAGAACGAACCTATTCCATAGTTTCGTCTACCATCTTGGCCCATTATTCCGCCGTATGCTCTTAATTGTCTGTTCATTTGAAATCTAGATATTGCCATAGTTTACCACATTACTTGGTTTTAGGGAACAAATCAAGCGAAGGCATGATTACCTTGACATCTCTTCTGATGTCAGCTTCTGGCACGCCTTTTGCTTTCCATTCCTCATCTGTATTGTATTTTTCACCTGTTTTCAAGTTCGATATCGTCGTTATTATCTTTTCTGGCTTTATTGTTTGCATTATGTTGTTACCTCTCTTGGTTCTATTTCTAATATTGAAGCCACTACATGCAGCTCATTTGCATCACTGGCTTGGACTTTTAGAGCCTCACTAGCCTCCATAACAAGAGGTTGCGTTAGTAGCTCTGTTGTAGCATTTGAAGATATAGCTTTACTCTTAAATAAGCTGAATATATTTGACGATGCATCCACCAACGTCACTGTTATACTAGCTCCTGATCCTGCATCTTCAGATACTAAGATTGATTTAACTACAGCAGTTTTAAACGACGGCACTGTGTATAGTGTCGTTAAATTTGTAGTTGTTAGATCTGCTTTTTTATTTATAAAACTATTTGCCATTAATTAATAAAGAAGCTTTCTGCTTCCATCTCATCTTTTAATTCTTGTTGGTACGTTGTGTTTAGTTTTTGTATAATACCGTCAAGGTCCCTAACCTGTGCATCAGCTACAGATTGCTTATACGTTTCACTAGGTCTTGTTAATACTTGTACTATCTTTGCCATTATCTATATAAACTTGCTAGTCCTCCATATCTAAAAGGCGTGCCGGCAGTATCATCAGAAAAGTCTGATGCACTCATAGATCCAGTGCTGCCTCCGCCTCCGCCATTTGAGCCAGAGTCGCTGCTACTATCACCACCTGTTAAAGCAACTTCATCATAAACGTTACCTGTAGTTATACCTGTTGATTTGTCTGTAATATCTCCGGTGTTGTAATCAATATCAGTTCCAGAATCCATACTACCTAAAGTATCTTGAACATCTGCAAACTGCATGCCCTCTGCTGTAAACGTTCCTCTAGGATCATCTACAATCTGTTGTTCACCACCTGGTAAAAATCCTCTTCGTTGACCTAAATTTAAAATACCTTTACCTCCAGCAAAAGCCAAAGGACCCAGTAAAGGACCAAATAAACTAAAAGCTAATGCTCTGCCAAGTATAGAACCTAATCCACCAGTTTTTTGTTGAGATACAAAACCACTTTTATCTTTATCTTCGTCACTGGATGTGCCTGTGTATTTTTCAATACCTTTAATACCTTTATCAACTAACTTATTTGTAAGATATTGTTTGAGTAATGCTGTTCCAAATTCCTGTATCGCCATTATCTTCTACCGTCCGGTTGTATATCTAATTTAAACGTGCCAAGTTTCCAATCTTGTCCCGTTCCTGTGTTTTCTATCTTCAAAGCTATAGCTCTTGCTCTCGCTCTAGTATCTACTTTAGTTGTAGATGAGCTAATTGTAAAGGGCCCTAATGATGAGCTAGCCGCTGAGTCGTTTGAATAGTTACGTAAATTTAGTGTGACTCTTGAATTACCTGTTTGTGAAATAAAGTCTGGCACAAATCTTCTTATCTTCATAATAAATTCACCATCGCCTCGAAGATCTGCAACACCTGTCGTTGCTCCTCTAGCTGTTCTTTGTGTAATGTCAAAATCTCCTGATATAATATTTGCTGTAATAGCGGTTACTGATCCGCCTTTAACTTGATCAGTTCCTGTTTCGTGTTGATAGTATGTTGAGATACCATCTGTATTTCCTTGTACGTATGTAGATGAACTAGATCCTTCTACACCATCGGCGTCATACTCTAATGCATGAGGCTTACCAAATACTGCAGAGTCTGCCCACGCTGTTCTAGCCAATGTACCTACTGTCCATATTGGTCTTTGCGGTGTTGAATCTTGGTAATTATAGCAAACCATTTTGTTTACTACAGCAGAGTTAGCTGTTGGGTAGAACCACATAATTTCACCAAACAAGTTATTTAAACCTGCTGATATCATTTGGTTACCAGAGTCTAAGTTAATATCATCGTAGACAAAGTCTTCTACTAAACACGTTAAAGATTCCAATGCACCAGCATATCTAAAGAAACCATTCTCTGACATCCAGTATGCAGCACCATCTACCTCTACTGCTGCGTTTTTACCTGCTAATCCACAATTTGTTCCAACCTGTACGAACGCAAATGTAAATGGCTGACCTACAAATCTTTGTAAGAACAACGCTGTATCCGTGTATACATAGATCGCATCCCTACCTCTGATAGCTCCCATGATCCGTGATCCGTCGGCCAGTCTCTGTGTACCAGCTGTATTGGTTGCTGTAGGTGTATAAGTATTAATATCTTCTTGGTCCGAGAATCTAATGAACATATCATCTTGTGTAGACTTTGTACCAATTGTAGTTTCTGTGCCAAAAAATACTAAGTGTCTGTCCGGTGTAGATACCAGCATGTGTCTTGATGCTGTAGGTGCACCTGAAATAATAGTTGCTCTAGAATTAGTTGCATCTGTAGCTGCAGAGTCCCACTCAAATACTTCACCATCAACAATTAAACAAATAGCTTTGTCGCCAAAGTTGTCAATGGACCACATACCAGGGTCAACGATTAAGTCACCAGATGCTGCTTCACCCCATGCTACGAAACTAGATGTGTTTGTAACTGTAGCTCCAGATGAATGAGAGGCTGCCGTTGTGTTTCGTACACCTCTTGTTACACCTGTAAGTGTGTTTGTAGATATACCTGTGTAAGATATTTCTTCTGACCCTATTTGAATAAAGTTTGTACCTGATGATGGAAACTGCGATGCATCATTTAATGTTATTGTTGTCGTAGATGCATTTATGTCTCCTGATAAAACAGTTGTAAAAGCTCCTACTTCTTGTCCACCCCAAGATCCTAGTGACCAACCAAAACCTTGTGACTGTACATCTGGTCCAACTCTATAATAATGTCTAACTCTAATACCACCTGATTGTGTTGCTCCAGACCCTGCTTCTGCTGATGGCATTGTTATTGTAATAGTGCTTGATGATGGCACAGTGGTTGCCATAAATCTTATATCGTCAAAGTCTGACGCACCAAAGTTTGAACCTGTAATCGAAGAAAAATTATCTAATAAAACTATATCTCCTGCTTGAATACCGTGATCACCAGAAAAATTTATTGTAACAGAAGCTGATCCGTTGGTCGTGCTAAATGCATTAGTAAGTGTGTTTGTAGATTTAATTGGGTGTATATCATAGAACACACCGCCTGAATAAGCATACAATATTCTGTTTGATCCTATGATAGAATACTTTCTACCTTCACTATTTGTAAATTGATGTAGTGCTCTGGCTGCACCTGTAATATTATCAGCTCCTAGTTGTTTCCAACCTCCTATCTTTTCAGGAAAAAGATATCTAAAACGCACATTATCACAGTCTATCCATTGGCTTTCTGCACCAGTGGCTGTGACTTGTTTATTTATACCAGGTAAAAAATTAACCTTCTGTAACATAGAACTCCAGATTATATTAGATTGCGTTGATATTCAACGTTATTTGACTATTCCTAGCATAGGTCTTTTATCATACAAATTGCTCTTTGCAAACTGTCCATCTGCATGATTATAGTGTAGGAATACTTGACCACATAGTTGGCCTTCAAAAGGCTCTCTCCAATGCTCTAACTCACATCCAGAGTAAATAAGCATATCCCCTGGTTTTAGGTCTACTTTTACACCTTTGGGTGCACCAGGCTTATGTATGGATTTATACTCGTCTATGACGTTGTCAGACCCCGTAGGATCGATAAATATAGGCCAGTTATCTCCACCTAAGTTTAGTGTAGTCGATATCTCACAGCTAGGTCTATCTTTATGTCTTCTTAAGATATTACCTTTTCTATAGAGTCTTGTGTAAGAATATGTAGGTACTAATTTAAGTCCTGTCTTCTTCTGCATTACAGCTATAGTTTTAACAAGTAATGTTTCCATTAACCTATCACCATATTTAGCATAAGAGTTTGGAACTTGTGGGTCATTAAAATTACCTACAAGTTTATTACCTGCATGAGTTACACCATTGTTTAACATCCAGTTATCTGCGTCTGCTGATATTTGTAAATACCTGTAAGCTATATCTGCTACTTCTTTTGATATAGCACCACGTATAACTTGATATTTATTTTTCTTAAAACTCATATTTGTATAAAATTATAAGACACAGATATTCTCCAGTTCTTTTCACCTTTGTCCGTATTCATATTTATATCAACACCATGGGGAAGCCAAGATGGAAAAAAAATCATACGTCCCTCTATAGGTTCATAAGCACATACTCTCCATAGTTGTTCAGGTAGATTATCTACTCTTCTAGGCATATGTATATTTGGTCCTGGTCTAGGATCTTCTAAAAATAGTTTACCAGAGTTCTTAGGCACTTTAATATAATATACACCTGACCACATAGAGTTGGGGTGTGTATGTGTTTTATTGTAACTATAAGTAGGATTAATATTAGCCCACATATTACCAAGACCTAGTTTACCGCTAACACCAAAATCTCTGTTACACTCGTGAGCCATTTTAAATAATTCATCAATAAGAGGTTTGTATTCTTTTCTCTTATCCATATCTGTTTTACTATGCCAGCCAAAACCAGAGTTAGTTTTAACTTCTCCTTTAGGATCTTCTTTACGCCACTTTTTTATTTCTTTAAATAAATACTTATTAAGTTCTTTAGCGTTAGGTATGTCTTTAAAATAAACAGCAGTTGGAAATAATATCTTTCTTTGGAGTTGGCTCATTTAAATGGTGGTCCTCCAAACCACATCACTAAAGATTTTCTTACACCTTTTTTAACAGGTGCAACTTTGTGTCTTAAAAATGATGCAAAGAATATGGCTTGTCCTTGTTTCAAGGGCAGGGGTTTGTTATCTCCCATTTCTGAAAAGAGAAGATCTCCACCTGTAAACTCTGATGGATCTGACAATAAACAAGTCATAGATATTTTTCTAATTGGATTCTGACCTTCTTGACCAAACGCATTTAGATCCATGTGCCAATCATAAAAACCTTTTTTAGGGTAGACTGTAAACTGTGCAGGCTCTGTAAGTCTTACACCATCAAAATAAAAATGATTTAAATTTACAATAGAGAGTTGGTTCTCAATAACTTTGTACATCTGTGGTAATTTATCAAAAGGTATCCAAGATATAGTCGTCACTCGTTTCTTAGTGTCGTATTTTCCATCTTCACCTCCGCCTACTTTGGCTTGTTCAGGTGCACACTGATGACCCGCATCAATAATCATTTTACATTGTTCAGGTGTAAATATTGGGTTTGTGGTTGTAGCAACATATGATTGCCATCGCGGCATTCTTGGTATCATTTTTTATTTCTCAACATGTTCAAGAGTAAATTCATTTTGCCCTGCTCCAGTTCTTGAAGCTACAGGATTATAATCAACATCAACATTACAAACTAATGTTCTTCTTTTTTCTTTTGTTCCGTTAAATGGGTATACGCAGTGCCTCATGTCATAGGGAAAAACATAAAAGTCTCCTATTTTCATATTAGGTGAATAATCTGTTTTAGAAAACTGACCATTAGCTGAACCAATAATCTGTAGTCTACCATTCATAGGCTTATCCTCTGCAGAATATTCTACGCCTGTTTCTTTTGGTAATTTTAAAACCATCACAGAAGATAGCCCTGTATAGAGTTTACCTTGGTGAATGTGCACAGGATTATATTCGTGTGCTTTCATTTCATTAACCCAAATAGAATTTATTGATCTAGTATTAGGACCTATTTTATTCCAAGTTAAGTAATGATTAAATACAGAGTCAAACCATCGTAGTATATCCTGTGATAGAAAAGAATGCTGATTCATCTTATCGTTGTTAGGACCTGAATAAAATAAAGATACTTCATCCTCTATTTTTCCAACAAGTTGTTTTCTAGCTGATGGTAATTGTTTTTTGTGTCTTTCGTAGATTTCATTAAGACCTACGAATATTTCCAGGGGGACCTGGTATTTTAAGACCGTCTGACCTAAATAAACAAAGTCGAACTTCATTTTAATTTTTTAGTTTTCTTAGCATCTAAAGATAAAGTGTTTTCTCTTAAACCTTTTTCTAAAGCTTCTAGTTGTCCTAATACATTAAACACTTCAGGTTGTGATGTACCAGGTGTTATCGTTTCTTTCTGTCTTTGTAATCTTAATAGATATGATTTAGCTTGGTGCGTGTTCACATCTCTCTTATCAAAGTTACCATCATCAAACTCTTTTTTAAGTTTAGACCAAGTGGCTACTTCTCTCATTCTATGTTTAGCAACAAGTTCCATTTGTGCTTTACCATATAATTTTTCTTCTAGCTCTACTTGTTTAAGTTCTTTTTCTAATGGATCTTTTTCTTTTTTGATATCTCTTTGTAATTTCTTTATCTCAACTTCATTCTTCCTAGCATCAAATGATAGGTGAACTAAGTTTTCAAAGTGTGTATTCTGCTCTCTTACAGATTGCCAATACTTTGCAGCTTTAGTTGGATATTTATTATCAGATAACACAGAAAATCTCATTTCTGTTTCTGTACGAAACATTTGTTTCTTCATCCATGTATCTTGTAATTCTGGTATTAATTTCTTAAAATTTTTAACATCATCTTTATCTAAGATGTTTGTTAAATACTTTGACTCTGTTTCTAGCTTGGTAGCTATATTACGTTTTTCTTTTGACATTCTATCTCCTTTATTC